AGACAGACCGACCTTAGATCCAAAAGCGGGCTTGAAGAAATTATTGATAAACTACAAGACCTTGAAGGCGTAGGTATTTGTAGACTAGGATATAGCGACATACAAAGAAATGGAATTTTAGGACAGATATTAAATAGATTGGAGAATTAATGCCAATATATGATTACGAATGTAGAGACTGTGGAGCAGAAGTTAGTGATGTGTTCCAAAAGGTTACAGATCCAGAGTTAAAGAGGTGCGAAGCTTGTGGCAAGGATTCTCTTTACAGGGTGGTTACAGGCGGGCTTCACAGTTTCATGGCGGGTAGCAATACAATAGGAAGCGTTGCAGACAGGAATACACGCCTTAATAAAAATCAAATCAACGAGATGGAAGCTATGAAACGAGAAGCTAACCCAACTCCTGATAAACCTTGGTATCAAAAGCAAGGTAGTAAATCCATGAAAGACATAAACAAGATGAACGAAAAACAAAAGGCTAAATATATTATGGAGGGAGATTGATGATGAATTTTAGCATAGCAGGACAGAAACCAAAAAAAGAGCATGTCTATATAAACAAAGACGGCAAGGTTATATGTAACGATAGAGATAAAGTTTATGCTCAAGTGTTAATAGAGGGTGATAGAGAAACCCATTCAATAGCAACCTATCAAAACATCCCGTTAGATCCTATGGGTAAATACCAAAAAAGACAGGCTTATTTAGAAACAAAAATGAAAAAGGTGTCAAAGAAAACATTTGATTATTACATAACTTACTTACAAACTAATAATTCTATTTATTTAACAAGAACCAACAGGAGTTATCAAAATGGCTAAGACCGGACCTTTAGGAGATGTGGAAAAATTTTATCTTGAAAATAAACATCAAGAGTTTACTGTGGAGCAACTTGCAAAAAAGCTAAATAGGCCAAAAGCAACAGTAGAAAAGTACATTGAAAAAACTAAGAGTCAAACTGTTAAAACAGAAGAAAAGCAACCAAATCTATTTGCATCCAACAGAGGCTCAACTGTTATGACGCAAGCCGCTTCGGAGCTTGGTGATGAAATTAAAAAACAGAATAGGAAAAGACAGCCGAGCGCAAAATGCACGACCAACATCAAATAACCAACAAGAAAAAATGGTCAGAAGTATTTAGATCAAACATTAGAGCTACGTGGTTAATTGTCACACTTAAAGATTGTACTGAATATTTCATTGATAGCACTGAGCGTTGGCATGAATTAAAAAGATATTGTGATAATAACGAAGTCTTTTTAAGTAAATTAAGTATTCAATTCAAATCTCACAGAGAAAGAATTGACATAACAGATATTGATGGTATATACTTTGCTAAGTCTGTAGTAGGTATGCTTGGTTCAGAAAGCAAAAATACATATACAATTGGTAAGATTAAAGATGGCGTTGTTCATAAAACGTTGTGGCTGATACCAGAATTAATAGTTGAAAGAGAGTTTGAAGATCATGAGTCGGGCTGTTTTGAAGAATCCATTATCTATGACAAAAAGAAAAAGAACTGAAAAAAGCAAGTATAAGCACCAGTCAACTGGCGACCATTGTACTTGCGCTTCTTATTTAGCAGAATTAATGTGTTTAAGACTTGCAGAACACAAAAACGAAGGTAAACTAGGGTATAAGTTTTGGAACAAGAAACCTTGGGACTGGACTTTTAAGCAACAATTGTTTACTGCAAATGCTCTTATTAAAAAGTATGGAGAGGTGGCTGTGGTTAAAGCGGTTAACTCTCCTTATTTATCTAAGGTGTTTTCGTTAAAAAACAAAAGGGTTGTTCCAGAAATCAAAAAACAACTCAAGTTGATCCAAGATAATAAAGATAAAAAACAAGAGCTAGATGTTAAAGAAGAACCGAAGACTAGGAAAAAGACATACGGTAAGAAATCTAAATTTAATAAGTTGAGAGGATTAGATGGCAAAAAAGAAAGCGAAAGCTAAATTTGATGACGATATTGTAAGTAATCAAGTCATTGCTAAATATGGTGATATTGTAGAACAAGGAACTAAAGTTTTATCAGATCTACAGACTTTTAAAACAATAGGAATTTCACCAGCACTAGACTTGGCGCTTGGTGGAGGTCTTAGAGAGGGTAGTGTGGTCGTAATGACTGGAGACCCAAAGACTGGGAAGACAACTACATCTCTTTACTTTGCTGCAAAAGCTCAACTTGCTGGCAAAAATGTTGTTTATTTTAATACAGAAGGTAGGCTAACTAAAGAAAACTTTACTGGCATAAAAGGTCTTGATGCAGATAAAATCAAAATTATTCAGGCTACTGACAACAAACCTGTCGTTTCTGCTGAAGAGTTCTTAAATTCCCTAGAGCTATATGTTAAAAACCAACCAGACTTTGTGGCTATCATTGACTCTGTATCAAACATGGTTCCGCAAGACGAGCTAGACGGCGAGGTTCGCACAGGAGTAAGGGCGCAACTCCCACGTTTACTGTCTATGTTTTTTAAGCGCATCAGCAATGACGTAGCAAGAACTAGGGCGATTTTAATTTTTATAACTCATAACATTGCCAATACAGGTGGTTCGCGCTGGTCGCCAGCTAAAATGGCTGACGCTGGTAATATGCTTCAGTATCAAGCGGGTACTAACATGGTAATTACCCACAGAGGCAAATGGGAAGAGACAGACGCATCTGGTAACGATGTCGGTCAAGTAGCAAACTGGGTTGTAAAAACTTCTGCTGCGGGAGGTAAACCTAACTCTAATGCCGTGTCATACATTAGGTACGGAACTGGTATTGATGAAGTTAGAGAGTTATGCGAAATTGCAAATGAGCTTACGTTTATCAAACAAGCTGGCGCTTGGTATACGGTGACTACAGCTATAGAAAACCAAAAAGACCCAGCTATACAGGCTCTACTAAAGAAAAATGACGTAGACGTAGAAGATGCAGACGCAGTAGAAAAATTCTTTAAATTTCAAGGTATGTCAAAACTCGGTGAGTTTATAGAACAAAACGAGGAGATACAACAATTTTTATACGAAGAAATAAGAAATGTGCTATGAAAGTACTTGGTTTAAACGGTCGTGAATATAATTTAGATTTAAAAAAATACATTATAAAAAACGATGATAAAACGGTTAAATCAAAATATCATATAGCAGCAAGAGAATTATTACATGAAATGTTTTCAGGTTACAGTATTTTAGAAGAGGTAAAATTACCGGGGTCAAGAGATCCAGCTAAGAAGTCTACTTTATTTCTAGACTTTTTTATTCCCAACTTGCAATTAGGAGTTGAAGTTCATGGACGACAACACTATGAGTTCTGCAAGTTTTTTCATAAAACCAAAGCTGGGTTCTTGACTTCGCGTAAAAGAGACTTTATAAAAGAAGACTGGTGTAATTTAAACAATATAGAGTTACTAGTCCTTAAATATTCAGATAGCATAGAAGATTGGAGAACGCAAATTGACAGCCGCTGAAAGATTGAAAGAGTTTCTTGACGGTATTGACTCTTATATAACCGCTAAAAATATAACTCCTACTAAATTTAATCCTGAGTTTGCTGTGGCAGAAACTTTGTCACTAGAAAACCTAGATAAGCTAACACAAGATGAGTGTTTTGGTTACGCATATCAGTTAATGCAGTATGTAGATCACGTTGGAACAGAACGCGCCCAATGTGAAAATGTGATACGTTGGTGCGAAGGTTCTCTTCAGAGTATAATATCAGAAGCTTTGAACAGCGGCGCTTGGGACACATACGCCAAACACGAAACAAAGGTTGCTACCATCCTTAGAAACGATGCTTTAGCAAATAAAATAAACCAATGGAAAATAACTGCCCAAGGAAGGCTTGAAAATATTAAGTCTAGAGAGTACAATATTAGAAGAAAGGCTGACATACTGTTTGAAAAAGGTAAAAGAAAATGATAGACAAAGATTTAATCAAAAACTTAACGGCAGAACAAAAGCAGGCACTGCTTGAACAATTGATGTCTAGCTTGTCTGAAACAAAACAAGAGGTTGCACCCTCTGAGCCAGAAGAGCCTGCGCCTTCTGAAACTCAAAAAGATGAAAATGATTTTACTATGCATAAAAATAATTCCAAACCTAAAGGAAGGAGAGAACCTGTGAAGTTCAAAAAGAACGCTTGGCAAGATGATGGGCTTGAGTTTTCTGATGTCGATACCCCTAAAATTAAAAGAACGCCAAGAAACAGAAAAAAGGCGAACTTAGTAGAGGTAGAGTGCCACGTCTGCGGCAAGCTTTTTAAAATGAATTCAAACTTAGTTTATGGCGAATACCACAGGTGCAACCGATGCGGCGGTAAATGAAATGAAAAAAATATTGCAGGATCTCGGAGCAGAGAGAGCGGTTCTTGCCGGTCTTTTCGCTCACGGTTTAGAATCATACATTGAAGTTTCCGACCTGTTAGAACACAGTAGCTTTGCTGCTCATAACAATCAAATTATTTATAAATGCCTTGAGAAAATATTCACTAGTGAAGCAGAAGTTGATATTGCCTCTATAATATCTGCGGCTGAAAGACTAGGGTTTTCTGAAATCTTTCAAGACACAAGAGAGTTAAAGTACATAAAGTCTTTGATGGATTTTCCTGTCAAGAAAGACAACGTGATACATTTTGCTGCTCAGATTAAAAAGTTTGAACTAGGTAGAAAAATACAAAGGTTGGCAAACCAAATATCTTTTGATGCAGAGCAGATTACAGGCGATGAAGACATTGATGAAATTGTGTCTATCATTGAGAATCCGATTGTAGAGTTCTTAAAAGAAGACGATAGTAATAGCAAGCCTGAAAAGATAGGCGAAGGCGTAGATGAATACATTGAGTTTTTGCTTGAAAACAAGTGTGATCAACTGGGTATACCAACCGGCTTTGACAGATATGACGCAGCTATTGGTGGCGGTCTTCGTCGTAAATGTGTAGACTTGATTTCTGCAAGGCCCAAGGTTGGTAAATCTGTATTTGGTGATAATGTTGCTGTGAATGTAGCCAAGACTGGCGTACCAGTTCTCATGCTTGACACAGAGATGAGCAAAGAAGATCACATCAACAGAATCATCGCCAGCATAAGTAAAGTTCCAATTAACGATATTTCAACAGGATCTTTTGAGCATAATGAAGACCAGCACATCGCTGTTCAAAACGCAGTGGAAGAAATTAAAAACATTCCATATACATACGCTACAGTGGCAGGGATGCCGTTTGAGTCGATCTTAAATGTCATAAAAAGGTGGGTGCTTCAAGAAGTTGGCACAGATGAAAACGGTAGAACAAATGAGTGTCTAGTAGTATATGACTATCTTAAACTAATGTCTTCTACTTCTATAACTAATAATATACAGGAGTACCAAGCGCTTGGCTTTCAAATTACGAATTTGCATAATCTTGCTGTTAAGTATGATTTTGCTTGTCTTTCTTTTGTTCAGTTGAATAGAGATGGTATCACTAAAGAGTCTACAGATGCCGTAAGCGGTTCTGACAGGCTAATCTGGTTATGTACATCATTCTCTATATTTAAAGAAAAGTCAGCAGAGGAGACAGCAGAGGACGGTCCACGCGCAGGTAATAGAAAACTTGTTCCTATCGTTTCTCGTCATGGACCCGGAATGCAAGATGGAAATTATATAAATCTAAATATGAGTGGGCAACACGCCCTTCTTACTGAACTAAGAACCAGAGACGAGCTTGTAGCAACCGGAGGTCAGGATGCCATAGAAGGTGCAGAGCTACCTTTTGACGAGGAAACAAATGAGCTATAAAGCAAACTTTAAAGGTGGTCCAAAGCATGGTGATACAGTTGTGTTATCAACCGTACAAAAAGTTTACAGTGTTACCACGGTATATGACCTAAGTGGATTTAGAACTAAATCTAGATATAATTTAGTAAAACAAGAAGGTGAGAATTTATATTATATGTTAGATGAAGAAAGATTTGATGGAGTCGATCCAACCCCTTTTGAAAGGAACCCAAGATGAGTATCGCGCCGCTGTTTATAGCAACACTGTGCTATGTGCTAACTTGCGTGTCAAACTTAAAGCAAAGAGACTACCCCCATGCTCTGGTTTGGTTTGCTTATACCCTTGCTAACTGTGGACTACTTTGGTATGAATGGAACAAAACAAAAACTTGATTTAAACGAAGTTAGAGATATTATCTTCAAAGACTTGTTCTTGCTACTAAATGATCTAGAACTAGACTATCAGACTAAGAACAACAACGTCTTCATGAGATGTCCGATACATCATGGTGACAACGATAACGGTTTGTCAATATCTTTGACGCACAAAAACTGGAGGTGCTGGACAAGAAGTTGTCACGAAGATAGTAGCACTAATATATTTGGATTTATACAATCTATATTTACAGAAAGAGGTCAAGATGCATCTTTTTCTGATGTGTTAAGGTATGTGTGTAAACTATACAACATAAGAGATACAGAGAAGAAGAAAGAAAAAATAGAAGATCCTTACAAAGATTTTAGTGAAATTGTGGAAATCTTTAAGGATAATACCACACTTAGCTCTATAATAGTAGAGGATATACAAACCTGCGGGAACTCGCCTTATTTTGAATCCAGAGGTTTTTATACCAATACTCTTAAACATTTTAGCGTTGAAGAGTGTGTAGAAAAAGGATCAGTAATGAAGGACAGGGCAATTATCCCTGTGTTTTACCAAGGAGAGAAAGTCGGTTTCATAGCTAGAGCTACTAAGCCTTGGCAATCGCCAAAGTATTTGTTTTCAGAAGGTTTTAAGAAAGCAAATTATTTATATAATTATGACAAAGCATTAGTTAGATCTTTAGAAACCGCTACTCTCTTTCTGGTAGAAGGGCAAGGTGATGTTTGGAAAATGTATGAGGCTGGAGTCACCAATTGCGTTGGACTTTTTGGCAAAGACATATCCAACAAACAAAAAGAATTATTGCTGAAAAGTGGTGCAACAAAGCTGGTTATATTAACAGACAACGACCAAGCTGGCAGAGAGTCAAAGATAAAAATACAAAGAGAATTATTTAGGTCATTCAATTTAAAATTCCCAAAGTTTGTGGGTAAAGATATTGGTGACATGTCAATACAAGCTATACAAGATAACATTCTTTCAGATTTAAAGGGTATGTACTAATGATTTTAGGGATTTCTGGCAAAAAGCAATCGGGGAAAACCACTATTGCCAATATAATTCATGGACAGATTTTGCTTGCTAACAGCCTAGTCAAAGATTACAACGTCAATGACAACGGCAAGTTAATCATTAAAACTGTGGATTCGCAACAGCATGGAAACTGGGGTGAGTTTGACATTGAGCGCAAAGATGAAAGATTTGTAGAGTATGCTCACTACAACATGTGGCCCTATGTTAAGCTGTACAATTTTGCTGAACCCGTAAAAGACATGTGCATAAATCTGTTTGGTTTTACCTATGAGCAAGCATATGGAACAGACGAGCAAAAGAATCAGACGCTTTCTGATATTCGCTGGGAGGATATGCCACGTTTTCAAAACATGAAGCTGATGAAAAAGATGCCCATAGACGCAAAGAAAAGTTGGAATTGGCGTGAAGGAGAAATGACAGCGCGTGAATTTATGCAGTTCTTTGGTACTGATATAATGCGTAAAATTCATCCAAACGTGTGGGCAAACGCATGTATAAATAAAATCACAAAAGAGAATAGCAATCTTGCTATTATAGCAGATGTAAGATTTCCAAATGAGGTTGAAGCCATCAACAAAGCTGGTGGCAAAGTTTTGAGGTTGGAAAGGGATGTTCACGAAGATAGCCATGATAGTGAAACTGCCCTAGACGCAGATAATTACGATCATAGCAAATTCTGGCATGTGCTTAACAATAGAGAGATGACTATTCAGGATACTATAACTGAAGTCAAATCTTTATTGGAGAAAATTGAATGATTGTAACTTACATCAGATCCTCAAGCTATAATAACTATGATTTCTGTCAAATGCAATACTTTCTAACCTATGTTTTAGGGCATAGATCTGATAGTAATAAAAAAGCAGATATGGGTACTATGGCGCACAAGGTTATGGAAATACTTGCTGGTCTTAAAAAATTTCAACAAGACAACCCCAAAAGAAAATACTTGGTTATTGAGGATGACAAATGTGGTAAAATCAGAATACAAAAAGACGAATTATACAAAGACACGTTTGTTCACGAAATGTGCGAGTTAGCCACTGACGCATACGCAAAAGACTCCATTCATAAGTTCTATCCGGCAGACAGAAAGGTTATAGTTGAAACTGTATTTACATTTCTTACCCATTCTGATGGCTTGTTTGATCCTAGAAAGCGAAACATCTACCACCCAGAAGCGCAGTTTGACATTCCTATTGAGGAAGACTGGGCTAAGTTTGACTATGAAATTGATGGAAAAAAAGTTTCTGGACAATTAGCAATCAAAGGTACAATTGACTTGACAACCCTTATTGCTGACGATACAATAGAGGTGATTGACTGGAAAACTGGCAGAAGGATGGACTGGACGACAGGTCAAGTAAAAGATTATAAGAAGCTAGAAAATGATCCGCAGTTATTGCTTTATTTCTATGCTATTTCTAAACTATACAAAGATTTCCCCAACAGAATTATGAGTATCTTCTTTTATAAAGACAAGGACGGCAAGGTTGACCCCATGCCGTTTAGTATCTGCCTTGGCCCAGAAGACGAGAAAAGATTCTTGGGAATGTTGAAGAAACGATTTGAAGATATACGTGACAACGTACTGCCTAAACCTATAAGATCGGACAGGAATACATTTAAATGTCAAAAGCTGTGCCACTTTTATAAGAACAATTGGCCCGGAACTGACGAAAAAATGTGTATATTTATAGAGAAGAAGTTAAAAAAAGAAGGGATGGATCAAACCATCAAAGATTGTACAAAAGAAGGGTTTTCAATAGGTTATTACGAGGCGCCGGGATGAGAAAAGGAAGACTTGATAAAGCTGAAATGAGGTATCTGCTAGAAAACTATAGGATCAAGAGTGTTTCTGAGTTAGCAGAACATTTAGATAGAGATCCAACTTCAATTGCGATGCATATCAAAAAAAATTGCTCAGGCGTGATGGATTATCTCGCAGACGCAGAAAATATGGAAACAAAAGAAAAGAACGAAGATTTTACTAAAGAATTCCTAAAATTAGTAAAGTCTGGCGTTTCCCCCGCTGATGCAAAAAGAGCTATTTCTCCTGATAGGTATCATGGAGTTAAAACTATAAAAGATTTAGAACATTTAATTAAATTGATTGATAGCATGTCTGTGTACGTGGACAGCGTTAAAGAATCAATAGAAAATAAGATAGATTACTGGCGAAAAGCTGCATGTCAAGAAGCTGCTTTAGAAATAGCTCAAGAGAGGAGAGAACTTCAAATACAAAAAATCGCGCTTCTTCAAAACGTGAATAATTCAAAAATGCCAATTCCACCAACTCCAAATCTAACCGCTGAAGAAATTGAATATGATGGACCCGGAATTTATTTTGCTTGGAAAAACACTGAAATAGTTTATGTCGGAAAAGCAAATAATATAAAGAAAAGGATGAAGGCGCACCACAAAGTAGACGGAGATATGCTTGTATCTTATTTAAAATTTGGATTTTCTGAATTATATGCGAACGAATGTTACTACATATGGTCATGTAGACCTATAATGAACGGTGAGATAATTAAAGATTCTATGTTTATTAAAAACGATCAAAATGCTTTTGAAGAAAAGTTAATAAAAAAGACTGAAGAAATAAGAAAGGTAGAATAAAAGTAAATAACCATGTTTAATCACATTCATATTGGCCGCAGGGCATTTCTACAGACAAGCCTTTTCGCCGCTGCTGGAACCCAGTATGCGATTGGTGAACAAAAACACTACGAAAGTATAGAAGGTCAGGCAAAAAGTACAATTTTTATCTATCTGCCGGGAGGAATCGCTGCTCAAGAATCGTTTGATCCAAAAACCGTGGCTCCACTAGAGTATCGCGGTTCTATGAAGGCGATCAACACTAACGTTGATGGAATTCAGATTAATGAAAGGTTTACGAAAACCGCACAGGTTATGGATAAACTGACAATAATTAGGAGCATGACACACGGAGAAGCAGCGCACGAACGGGGAACTAATAGTATTTTTACAGGATATAAACCTAGTCCAGCACTAAAATACCCTTCTATTGGTTCCGTTGTGTCTCATGAGTTCGGTTCTAGGGACAATCTCCCCGGTTACATTTGTGTACCAGAAAAACCTAATGAATTTGCAGGAACCGGATATCTAAGTAATGCTTATGCTCCATTTTCACTGGGGTCTGATCCTGCGTCAGATGATTTTAAAGTTAGAGACTTGTCTTTCAATGTTACAAACGAACAATTCGCAAAGCGTAAAAGACTGCTGGAAATTGTAAACAAGAACATGACAGAGAAGGTAAACTCTGACGCCGTGAAAGCCATGAATACCTTTTATGAAAAAGCCTACGATCTCGTTGGAGATCAAAAAGCTCAAGACGCTTTTGATATAGATAAAGAAAAGCCAGAAGTACGCGATAGATATGGACGTAATACTGCTGGCGCAAGGATGCTTATGTCCAGAAGGTTAGTTGAAGCGGGTGCTAGATTTGTATCCATGACTTATGGTAGTTGGGATATGCATCAAAATATTTTTGAAGGCATAAATTCTCAAGTTCCTCCATTTGACCAAGCGTTTGCTGCTTTGATACAAGACTTAACCGAAAGAGGTCTTTTAGATTCTACCTTAGTTTGTGTTGTTTCTGAGTTTGGCAGAACTCCGAAGGTAAATAAAGATGCTGGCCGCGACCATCACCCCAAAGTGTTTAGTTCTATTCTTGCTGGTGGAGGAATTAAGGGCGGTATGACATACGGAACAACGGATGCAACGGGAGTTGAACCAGAAGATAATCCAGTACCAATTCCACATTGGGCTACAACTATTTACAATAGAATGGGAATCAATGCCGATAAAGAGCTAATGGCTCCCGGAGATAGACCTATTGAAATTGTAGATTTTGGTAAAGTAATTGAGGACATTATAGTATGATTAACAGAAGAAACTTTATACAACATGCTGGTGGACTAGCCTCTGTATCCGCAGCTTCAAGCGTGTTCGGCCAAAAGATCATTGATAGTCGTAAGGATTTGACAAAGAATGAAAAGGGTGCAATTCTTATCTGGCTTGGTGGCGGTCCTCCAACTATTGACAT